TGACGGAGGTTCTGAACTTTATTCTACAGGATTTATGCCCTCTCTTAGAATTACAGGTCCGCGTGCTAAAATTTACCGCGGAGCCAAGGATGATTTTTCATTTGGAACTTTGATTGGCCCCACTCTATTGTTTTATTCTCTAGCTCCTTCTCCATGAATAACCCTAAATGTACCTAAACGTTAATGACTGACTTTTGTTGTCCCTGACCGATCGATACCTAGTGCTTCCACAACCCGGAATCCTAGTAAGAGTTACATTCTCTGGAAAGACTGAAGAGGATCATGTGGTTTTCAAGACGTTTGTCGTTTCGACTGTGTTGATTAACTTGTGACTGTGCCATAATAAGCACGACTACATACTTCAATACTAAGATTCGTATAACTGACTGTCTCAAACTTGTGCCCTCTAATGATGTTGTTGAATATAACAAGATATAACCAAGCTGTATCCAGCATAATGTGAGCGTGGTGTCTACATTATTATTATACCCGTGAAGTACGCAAATGAAACACCTGATCGATTTACGAAGAGATCTAACTTTTCTACTTCGAGCCGAACTACTCGTAACCCTGTTCACTCTCTATTATCTCGGTATGGAGGAAGAATAACTGAATGTCCAAAGCAGTAACCAGCCTGAATGCTTCAGTGTCTTCTATAAAGTACAACTGTCTTTCCATGTTTTTATGTGGAATAGACCGCGCAGCGATGATAGAATTACTTATTTCTTTCGGATTGGATACGTCCTCTCGTTCGTTTTGACGATCAACTCGAGTTCGCTCTATTTTCAATGTATCACTATGTCTTCTCTCTCTCAACAAACCTCAATTTTCAATGAAGTTGCTGCCCTTTCTTGTCTCACCACTCTGAGACATTTGAGGAGGAGTGTGAACGTTTACATTCGTGTGAACAACAACACTCTGGTGAATCCCCGACGTGGTGTGAAGAAGGTTTTGCCCTCCGACTACGTTATGGAAACACCGAGGAAATCTAAGTCTCGTCCTCTTCCCATCTTTGTTCGACAACATCTGAACAAATTTTGGCGAATGACGCGACTTCAGAATGAGATTTCCGAAATGATGCGAAATACGACAACCCCTGAATGTCGATTCGCGATCAAAAACCGACCCCCAACCGCAAAATTCCAAATGGATTCTGGAAATGAGTCAGATTTTGATGGTAGTGTATACTCCTATTGTTCTGATGACTCAGGCATTGATGATCTGGTTGATTTTGATGAAGTAGTTTCGCGCTACCGATTCCAATATAACCTGCGAATGCTTCGAGCAGTTGCGGCTTTTCAGCGCATTCACGACCGTGTTATGACTCTCGAAGAAGAGTTTATGATGGATGTGATATGTGCTGATTTGGCCATGATGGAAATCGAATCTGATATCAACAACTGGAGTGTAGACTCTGTTAATGATCTCTTTGCAGTGATCCATGAACCCCCAGCTGCTGAATTCCAAATGGAAGCTGAAATTCCCTCTTCGTTTTTAGGAACACTTGGGAAATCTATCACAGCTCCTTTCCAAATGGTGAACAACGTGGAAAAGATGACGGCAGAAGTGGCTGGTGTGACTGCAGAGTTACACAAAACAACAACTCACTTCACTGGGATGGCGAAGTCCCTGGATGACGGTATTGCGAACATTGGTAAGATGCTCGCAGCGATGGTTCCGACAGTATCTTTTGCTAAGGACATTGGCTCAATTCTTTTGAAATTAGTCAAGGTTCTGGCAACTGTGTCTATGACCAACGCTGCTCATCGCCTTAAGGCTTTCTTTTTGGAAGTCTTTTGGAATTTTGGAGGAGAGATTTTTTCTCTTTTTTCCAGAATGGTGTCGCGATACTTTACAACGGATGAACAACCAGACGCTCCCGAGGCTCAGTTCCAAGTGAATCTCGACGACCTAGTCAATGTGGTAACCGGTGGCATGAAGAACGTCACTGGTCACTGGGCTGCAGCTCCTGTAACTGGTGCCCTGCTGAGCACTTTGCTGGTAACGGCATGTGGGTTGCCGTCCGGTAATTTTGATGCATGTCTGAAGTTCTTCGGTGATAGGTGTCGCAGCATGAACAACGTTGTGACCTTCGCCAAGAATGCAGTTCCCATGTTCACAATGATTACTGACTGGATTCTCTCTTGTTTCCGAGGACCTCTCGTGGATCAAAATCTCGATTCTACTCTTAATGGGTATGCCGAATTTGTTCACGATGTCCTCGAATTGCAAGAAGTGTCGGAAAGTGGTGAAACACTTAAGGACCGACTCGATAGAGATGAGAAGTTGGTGTTCAAAGTGGACGCTCTTTACCGTAAGGGTATTGAGTTTTCTAAAGAACTGACGAATAAGCGATTCGGACCCAATCTCACGATGCAATTGAACCAATGCATGAAAGTTGTTGAGCGCATGAAGAAGATGAGCGACAACACTGGAGTGTTTGGTAACAAACCCCGAATGGAACCACTCGTGATTCAGCTGTTTGGAGACAGTGGAGTTGGTAAGTCAGGCATGGCCTGGCCTCTAGCTTCCGATCTGAATGCTGCTATTTCTAGTGAAAATGATGATGCTCGTGATTTTGCTAAAAACATCTATTTCCGTAACTGTGAACAAGAGTTCTGGGACGGATATCATGGACAAAACGTCGTCTGCTACGATGATTTCGGTCAACGTGTCGATGGCGCGGCCAATCCCAACGAAGAATTTATGGAATTGATCAGAGCAGCAAATATCGCTCCTTATCCACTCCATATGGCCGCGATGGAAGAAAAACAGCGAACTAAGTTTTGCTCTAAGGTCCTGCTTCTTACGAGCAATGTCCTTGAACAGAATGTAAATTCGTTGACTTATTCCGATGCCTACAGACGACGAATTAAAATTTGTGCGAAAGTTGACAATTACGATGGCTTTACCTATGGTGCTTATTCCAAGTCCAAGGGTATGGTCGTCCCACGATTGGATACCACCAAGACCAAAGGACCCGTTGATACTGATGTTTACCAGATCATGTTATATGACGCCGAGACGCTGCAGCCATTGTTGCGTACCGATCCAGATGATCCTGAGAAGGGCCCCATGCCTATCCTGATGCATTACGAGATGTTTCTCGATTATTGTTTGAAGGAGATGCATGCTCTATGGGCCAAATCTCGACGTTTGAATGCTGATTTGGAAAAACGACTTGACAACGAACGTATCGAAGCTCTCCGAGCCAAAATGCAGGTTAACGAAGAAGAGGTGGTCGATATTGCCGATGATTGTGTAGATTATGCAAATGATTTACTACAGGAGGTGATTACGACAATCTCTAAGGAAGATGTCAAGATTCCGCGAACTAGGTCCGAAAAGATTCGGGAGAGCCTGAAAGCTACCGTGAAGGCAGCTAAGGGTTACTTCCACCAAGTGATTGAGTCAATCACCTCTCTTAGAGGTGTGTTAGTCTTACTTGGTGCCGCTCTTGTCGGATTTGGTTTGTGGACGTTGTTTTCAACTGGGCCGCAGAAAGCTCAGAGAGAGGTTGGCGAAGGACCACCTCAAAATGGACCTGCCCGCAAACTTAAACGTGATAAGAAAGCGTTTATTGTTGGCATATCTGAACCTGCTGAAATTGAAGCCGCATCCAGTGGTGACTTCAAAACAACCCGTCGACCCGTAGTGGTACGAGAGAATCTCTTGGATGTCAATCAGGAGGCAACGAGCAGCGGTGACAACCAGACTGTACGACCTCCTGTGGTTCGAAGAGAAGCTTTCGTTAGCGGAGATTCGAGAACTGTTCGACCGAAGGCAGTGTGCCGTGAAGGTGATATTGTTGATGCAGAGCTGCAGATGTGGAAAGACAAAACAGCTCAAGAACTAATCACTCACCGAATCGTGTCGAATACTTTTAAGATCTCGCGAAAGAACGCCGCAGGGTTGTGGCACCCCCTCTTAAACGGACTTTTTATCCGTGATAGTATCATGTTGGCCCCCCACCATCTAATCCCGGCTTTGAAGAGAACTGACACCATCTGTATAGAGAACATCAATGGCGCTCGTTTTGAGATGCCTTTCAGCGTTTGTAAATACAGTCAGTTAACTTCCAATACTGGACATGCTAAGGATGCCTGTTTGATCCAATTTCCACGTTATGTGGGAGCCTACTCGGATATTGTGAAACATTTTCAATTGAATCACGATATTAATTGGACACGAGGTCTTGTGAATCTTTTCACTCTTCGGTCTAACGGTAAGGCGATCATGGCAACACTCCTTGGCAATAAAACAGCGAAGTCAGTCGATCAGGACTTCACTATTGATGGTGAGACGTACCAACTGAGAGAAGGTTACGAATATGACCTTCCAACCAACAATGGAGACTGTGGAGCTCCGCTCATTTTGCAGGAACCCACTTGCCTTCGTAAGATTGCTGGAATTCATACTCTAGCATTGTGCGATGGTAACCGGGCTTTTGCTCAATCAGTAACACGAGCCGATTTGGAGAGAGGTCTCAAAAACTTCTCTAGTGTAATCAAAACCGATATGGATGCTATGGCAAATCTTCAGTTCAATAGAATTGAGTTGCCGCTGAATGAGGAATTATCTACTTCCCACTTCGTTGAAGTTCTGGGGCTACCAGCCCCTACCTTCGCTTATGTGGGAGAATGTGATACCTCTGTATTTGTGCCTGGAAACACAGATATTAAACCTTCAGTTATCCATGGTGAAGTGACCACACCTTTCACTCGACCAGCAGTTCTGTACAGCGCAACAGAAAATCTGCTCCACAAAAATCTGATCAAGTGCGCTATGGAAACTCCTTACATTCCTGAAGCTGCTGTGGAAAAAGCTATTGCTAGCTACAAGCCGCTCTTGTTCAACGGAACTAAGAGTCATCTTCAGAAGGTTTTGTCCTTTGAAGAAGCAGTTCAAGGTCTAAGTGAGGAATCAGAATATCTCTCGAGCATCAATCGCTCGTCTTCACCCGGTTTTCCCTGGGTCTTGTATAGACCAGGAGGTACTAAAGGTAAGACGGCGTGGCTCGGAGATGGAGATTATGTCTTTGATGATGTTGTTAGACAGTCCGTACAGTCGCGAATTGATGCGGCGCGCGAAGGAGTCAGAATTCCTTGCGTATGGACCGACACTCTCAAAGATGAACGTCGACCATTGGCCAAAGTTGCTGCACAGGAGACCCGTGTTTTTGGTAATGGACCCATGGATTTTACTATTGCTTTTCGCATGTATTTCCTTGGATTCCTTGCCCATATCATGGAGAACCGAATCAACAATGAACAGTCCCTCGGAACTAATGTTTACTCTGGAGATTGGAAGGCCACCCGTGACTACTTGCAGCGTAGAGGCAAGAAGGTCATCGCGGGTGACTTCTCCAAATTTGATGGTACTCTTAATTCGTGTATCATGTGGAAGTTTGTCAAAGTGATTAATGAGTGGTATGACGACGGACCAGAGAATGCTCTCATTCGTGAGACTTTTTTTCTTGGAAGTCATCAATTCCATGCATCTTTGCGATGGCATCTTTTATATGATGAACCACTCACAGCCATCGGGCAACCCCATTACGACAGCCTTGAATTCGTTTTACAACTCAGTTTCAATGAGGATTGTGTACGATATCTGTCGAACCAATGCGGGTGTGAGTGTTGCTGAAACCTTCAACAACCACGTGAATATGGTATCCTATGGTGATGATAATGTTGTCAATTTCGACGACTTTGTAGCCGAATGGTTTAACCAAAATACCATCACAGAGGCCTACTTGAAAATTGGCATGATCTATACAGATGAACTTAAGTCTGGGGATGACATGGCCGATCACCGTCTCATCGATGATGTCGCTTATCTCAAGCGGCATTTTCGGTGTGAGGGTGAGCGGATTTATGCCCCCCTGGATCTTAAAGTCATCCTAGAAACCTGTAACTGGGTCCGAGAAGGACCAGATGCAGTTGGTGATTGCCAAATGAATTGTGAGACCTCAATCTCCGAACTGGCTCAACATCCGCGAGAAGTTTTTGAAACTTTCGCACCGAAGATTGAGACAGCATTCCGTAAGTTTACAGGGGAAACCCTACGTGTTAAAACTTACGATGAGTATGAAGAATATCTTGTAGAACAATACTACACAAGTTAATTCATACGAGGCACTAGAAAATAACACCAGTCTGCCACCGACTCACGTCAAAAATGAGTTTGTGGTCTACTGGATGCAAAACTAGTGTATCGCAGAACAACCCACTGGGAAGTGGTGTGTTAATAACTGAACAACTATCCTATTTTGCGGATTAGTGGAACGTTTGGTCAATTTACGAAGAGACCCTCGAGTTCTATGAACCATTTTACAGAAATAGATTATAGTTTATCCCG